CAGTGATATGTTAAATGTTTTCGACGACCGCCCACCGGTTAAGGATTTTGGTCGCTTAGCTCTGCTGCATATTCTGGTTGTTAGTAAAGACCGTAGCCGTCTGTCTAACACCGTTATCTGCTCACTCCGATCCCGAGATGCCCTTTTATTGTAATAGAGACCTGGCATGGTCAATTAACTGATTAAGTTGAGCTAGCATCCACCTCAGTTACGACAATGTCGATAGTGGTGCTGCCTGTTGGATAAACGCCTGTACCGTCAAATGTCACTACAACATTTTGACCGGCATAAGCTGCGTTCGACACAACCAAGAAGCTGTTTGTCATGTTCTTAGCGGTTACTCCTCCTTGAGGACCGTACTCGTAGGCTGTTCCCTGGTTATTGTAGTTACCTGTTGCCGCAGCGTTGGTAAAAGTAATACCTGGGTATGTGGTTACTCCAGCTACTGAACCACCCCAATTAATCATAACCAACCACTTGGAACCTGTTACGGCTGCCCATGTAAGGCTGGTTGAATTTGTTGTGATGGTGAAGTTGGACTGTACATTAACCCCGACGGTACCTAAAGGATTAGCAGATGAAAATGATGATCGGCCGATATGGGCATAGCTTACACCTGCCCCGACATCGGCTGCTAACACTGGTTTAAAGAATTCTACACAGTAAGAAACCCACAATTCGCCTAAGTCCTGGATAGGATTGGATTGAGTCGCAATTTGAGTAAGCCCTAAATCATAAAGACGTAGGTCTTGTCCAGTTGCAACGCTTCCGGTTCTAATATAAAGTTGTGGGAGTACTGTTTGTCCAAGGCCACATTCTATTCCGTGAATCAAATCCTTGGTAGGCTTGACGGAAACAGCATACTCACTATTCTCCATTGCTACTCTAGAACTGTAAGGCGCTAGATCAGCATTGTAGTTTGTAGCCATTACCATAACTCCAGGCGCTCCTGAGGTCACGAAATCTGTGATCAATGGTCGAAATTCAAATATCAAACCGTGAAATTTGTATTCTTGGTAATTTTGTGCGATTGTAGATAACCATGGAAATGTCTGGGACATCCCTGGGTTAAGAGGATATGTAATGTTATTGAATCCGCTAGTACCTAAGATGTCTCCTAAGTATTCTCTGTGACATACAATATTTGTCCTGTCAGTAGTGGAAAATTTCGGAATCTGATTGTTCATCAATAAATTGTATTCAGGCCTTTCACCTACAATTTGATAATCTCCCGACCCAAAGATCGAGCCAATTCCAGACCCTAACCACTTTCCGACACCTTCTAATCCAGGCATCCCGAAGAAATTTCCTACGTGTCTACCTACAATGTTACCCACATCCGCAAAAGGGGTTTGCTTAGCCTTTTGTGGCTTAGCTTTTGCTTTCTGTGAGTTACCTCGCTTTATCTGTTTTTGTTTTGTTTTATTCGTCATAGTATGGGATACCCTATGACATGGGGACTGTACATCGACAGGAAACCATTACTGGGGGAGCCGTGCAGTCTCTTGGCGTTCTTGATAGCACTAAAGTAATAGTTTTGGTCCATTATACCTGTCAACCCCATAGCCAGAATCTCGGAAATGAAGCGTTGAATTCCGCTTAATAATATTATTTGTGGTGGCTCTCCGGGCTTTGTTTTTGTCTTCCTCTCCACTCACACCCCTGTAAGCAAAGCAGTAATTTCATTAAGTATTTTTCACCTCGGTCCACTTGTTTTATTTATTTTATAATTATTTCCTACACTACCAACATCTAGAATAATAACTGCAGGTTGTTAAACCTGGAAAGTACATACTCTATGTTGTTGGATTTCAGTCGCTGTTCCAGTGCGATCTGTTTGGCAGGTTCTACGCCAAAAGCTCGCCAGTATGAGTATCTTGCAAATTGCGATACGGGGGCATACTTTTGATGACGCATCCCTTCAGATAGTCGAAACATACCCGTGTCCTGGGTTGGATCGTTTTTAAGCTCCTTGACATTACCAGCACTACGTACATGTGCTTGGTAAAACTCTTGGGCTACCGGTATACCTGAGGTTAAGGATAAGCCACACAATCCAATAGCACGCGACCAACGCTTAGCTAGTTTCATGGTTGTTAGTGGCTTCGTGGAGATGGAATCCTTTGCAAAACAAACTTGCGTGTCCCTGACCATAACACACTCCGTTAGTGATGTTCTGATGGGCCGTGCTTGACAAAATTCTATTTTCTCCAAAACGTCGACTGGTGGTTCTTGTTTCATGGTAAATCCGAATTCAAGGAAGTATCTGGCGAGATTGCGTATTTTATGTAACTCTTTACGCTCCATAAATAATACACAATCATCACCGTCATTTACTGCTCTGAATTTGCTGAGACCAGCATGGACACAAAAACTATGTAACATACATGCCATTAGTAAACAATTGCCTAATGCTGTATTCATATCTCCAGACATCCTACAACCCTTGATATTAAATCTGAGTTGTCCGTCCTTACAATAGCCATAGCCTTTATTGGTAACCTGCCATGCGAGCAATCTGCGGAAGAAATTACTGAAAGGATAAAAAATTTTATAGATACTATGTTCCCATAAGAGGGCGTCTTTGGAGACATGTTGATCGAATCTGGATGCATCCAGACCGATAGCAACAGGATCCTCAAAGCTATTCCAATGATCTAATATAATTTGTCCTCGTTGTTTCATGTTCTTCCCTTTCATGATCGTCTTAGAACCGTACAGCTTATCGATAATTCGATAGACTGTGTGCTCGATCCTCTTTATGAAAGGTCCGAGCTGAACGTGATATCTTGGCTTCCTGGGTGAGATGCCACGCGGAGCGGGATTGGGTTTGGCTGTAAAATTAATCTTTTCCACTTTCATGAAGTAATTAATAAACGAGTCAACCACACTCAGCGGTTTCAAGACTAGAGAATTGTACGCTTCTTCATAAACCGTCCTTCTGCGTCCAACATAGGCCCTAAGGAATTCATCCTTAGTTAATGGGGAGGCATATCGAGCGTGTTCCTTAAAGAAACAACTGATGTACTCTAGCCGCGAAGGGAAGATGTTCTCAGTTGGTTTGGGTGGTTTGCAAAACCCCCCGACACCATCTGACACAAAGAACAATCTCTCTTTAACAGCACGTTCGAGTGAGTCAATGTTAGAGTTATACACCCCATAATCAATTGCATTACGGTGCGTGTAAAAATCATAAGTGACTCGGTTTTTCCTAATTTTTTGGGCCCAGCGATACTTCACTGTAAGACGCGGATCATCAGGAGCTAAGGATTTGCCTGATGTCCGAGCCTGTTTCACGTAAAGGCCCCCTCATTTTGGCACAGCGGCCTTCTCGTACACATATAAATGTGGCCAAGAGGACCAACTGTCCCATCCTGGGGAGAAACGCCATAGGCGTTTTCGCTGGTGATAGCGCATGCGGTACCCGGCAGACATTGTCTGCTCGCGTGCTGCTATCTCATTTCGACTGGGTAGGAATGCCAGGCTTACTGCATAAGGTAGCTGTGCTATTATGACTTCAGTCCTGTAATTCTGTTCCTTCATCTTTCCTCGTATCCACTCTTTGACCATCATTTCTGTGGCCAAATCGTGATCGGTAATATGTAATTCCATTCTGGCTAGTGCAGCCCACTTTCCGGAATTGCGAGGAGTGGTTGTAGCTTCTTCTTCTGTTAATGCAGTGTCGTCTAAGCCATCCAAATAACCAGCAGAATCCGGGTTGATTCTGTTGTTATATTGGGGAGGTGGGGCGAGCCCATCCTGGTTTAAACGTAAGGGTCCATAGACTCTTTCCAATATGAATCCCATAACGTAAAAACTGGCAGCATTGATTAACACAAAGTTGAATGCTAGGTATACGTAATAAAACAGACCATCCACCTGAAAATGGTCTGAGTTGAAAACATGAAT